GGTTATCGAATACTTCGGTATCATCTGTCCGACCTACAAGATCACAAAGGCTGTGCGCGTGTTGGAGCGCCACGGACATATTCAAAAGCCCAGGCTGAGGTTGGTCAAGTGAAGGACGTAGTCATGGCTCTTGCCGTGTTGATGCTGTTCCTCACGAACAAGACCAATCTGCCTATCGATCGTCCTCGTCGAGTCGAGTGGGCGCGCGACAAGCTGAAGCGTTGGGTGTATCTCGAACACGGTCGAGACGAAGAGGAGTAATGACCAAGCTCAAGTGTGCTAACTGTGGCTCGGAGAATGTCCGAGTCCACATCGACGAGTCGCTTGCAGAAGATAGCATGGACGTGAGCATCGAGGCGACGGTGGAATGTCTTGACTGCAAGCAAACATATCCACTTCCAGATGAGCTGGACTGGCGAGATTACTAATGTTCATCCTGACCTGCACAGAGATCGAGGCACAGCATCCGTGCTGTCCGGGCTGCCTTCTAAAGACAGACGACAGGACGATGGTCTATCCAGCCGGTCTCTATAGCGGGCCAGATCAGTCGATGGGCATCAAGGCGTTCGTTTGCTGTCATCACATCCACTACGCTCGTGGCTTGACGCGGGCGTGGTGGCTAACGAAGATGATGCGATTGAACAAGCGTTACACGGAACAAGACATCATCAAGCTGGTGTCAGTAGTAGACAACGAGCTTCTCTATTACAAAGTATGGGGCAGTCTTCATGAGACGGTGCGCGCCCGCGAAAAGACGACCAAAACCGTCGCCAAGCCCAGGACAAGAAGTTCCAATTGTCCAGACTGTTCCTCAGAATGGAACCAAATCGTTTGCAACAATTGTGGACGGACAGGAGTTTAGAATGGAAGCAAAACGACCGCTCGGACTGCTGACGATTCGGAAGCCCAACACGAGGGAGCTTGAGACGTTCAGCATCTTCACTCACTTTCAGAATGGTATCGACTATCTGAGGGCCATCGGAGAGGCAGAGAATTGGGAAGTCCTCAGGGAGCACGAATACAAGACGCAGACGGGATACATCGTGAGGGTGGAGATGGTCGTCCCGAGATTCATCGACCTGCGTAAAGAGGAATATCTCTGGCTGAATTCAACAGACGTCAGTAAGGTGAAGGACGTCAAGACAAAGACCAATGAGCAGACCTTGCATCCTGGCACGAGTGACAGCAAGCAGTAAATATCCTGCTGAAACGCACTTCGGCCAGCGACTTCATGTTCTTGTGTTAGAGAAGAAGCTTGGGAGAAGGCTACGTTTAGGTTATGAGGCATGTCATAGCTGCGATGTTCCTAATTGCATTGAGCCCGAGCACTTGTTTGAGGGAACACGTACTCAAAACGAGCGTGACGCATGGAAAAAAGGTAGGAAGAAAAGTAATTGGGCATTTGCCAATGCCAATAAGACATATTGTCTTAGGGGTCATGAATATACGAAAGAGAATACCTATATTCATAGGGGCCTAAGGTCGTGTCGGACATGCAGAAAGCTCGCTGAGCAAAAGAGACAAAGATGAGTAAGAAAACTCTGGTAGCGGATAGTCAAATTCTCAACACAGTGATGAGCTGTGGGAGAAAAGTGAACTTAGAATTTGGATTAAATCTCCGGCCTCATAAAAAGGCAGAAGCCTTAGAGAGAGGAGATTTGATGCATAGGATGCTCCATCCCTACTATTACGGGCGCATCCTCAATCCGAAACCTCATCACTTGACCATCACGATTGATGGGAAGGAGATGCCGCATCCCTATGCCAAGTTTATCGGGATGCCGTTCAACGAATTGGTCGAAACCTGCGTCGAGATTGGGCGGCTCGCGTCTTTCGACATGGACCTCGAACCTGAGTATCGGAACGAATGTCTGAAACAGTTTCGAGAGTATGCCCATCACTTCGCAGGTGACGGGTGGATTCCTCTTGAGATTGAGCAGTCGTTCTCACGTAAGCTCTACGAGGATGAGAACCTGATCATTCTCTACGAGGGCATCGTGGACTTGGTTGCTGACTCCCCGATGGGGGTGTTCGTCGGAGACCACAAGACGGCGTCGCGTCGCTCTGATGTCTCAGACCTTAGCAATCAATTCATGGGCTACTGTTGGGCGCTCGATACTCCGAGGTTGATTGTCAATCGTATTGGCTTTCAGAAAACACTCCCTGCCAAGGAGAGATTCCAACGAATTGTCCTCAGTTATCCCGAGGGAAGGATTGCTGAATGGCAATACTGGGCGACATACTGGCTCAAGGTCTACGCTTTCTACCTTGAGAACGATGTCTGGCCGCCCAACTACACGTCGTGCGACAAATACTCTGGCTGCATTTTCATGCCGATTTGCACCAAGATACCGGAGGCAAGAGAATACGCAATCGAATCGAAGTATCGGGTAGCTGAGCCTTGGAGTCCACACACCAGGGACTACTCGAAATTAGGAGTCTAAGATGCCGAGCTTCAAACACGTCCACAAGTATAAGAGAGGGAGGCTAGGGAAGGGTCCGTATAGTCGTCGTGTCTACGAGTGCGCGCTTCCAGATTGCACACATTATCTGTTCGAGGACAGGATCGTAGGCAAGAAGACTATCTGCTGGGTTTGCGAGAAGGTGACGCTTATCTACCGTGACAGCAACGGTATTCTCGCGAAGCCCCATTGCAAGTCCTGCACGAAGAGGAAGAAGGAGGAAGAGACCTTCACACTTCCACCGTTGAACATTCCGACCGTCATGCCATAGGGAGCTAGGATGGACCCAGTAGCGCAAGCAATCAAGGAGGTCAGCGAGGGTAGCATGAAGAATGATCAAGCTATCCTCGATCTGGTCAAGAAACTTATCGAGAAGGTCGAGGTTCTCGAAAGCAAGATCATCGCATTGGAGCGCGCCACAGACAATGCGTATCGTCCGTGGGGCTCGAACTTCCAGAGTCGAGGGGGTTCCTAGTGACCACCACGCCTTGCAAGCTGGTAACAAAGTCTCTAAATGAGGCGGGATATCCAATTGTATGGCGTGATGGTCGGTCTCAGAAATTAACACGTCTTGTATTGGAAGAAAAGCTAGGTCGTCCAATACGAGAGGGTTACGAGTGTTGTCATGCTTGTGACACTCCCAATTGTATTGAGCCAGAGCATTTGTGGGAAGGCACTCGCGGACAAAATGCAAGAGACGCAGCAAAAAAGGGAAGAACGACTGGATGGCAAAGAGCTAAGGATCAGGCTGCAAAGACGCATTGTCCTAGAGGTCATGCCTACTCAGGTAGCAATCTGATCGTAAGATACGGTCATCGTTCATGTAGAGAGTGCGTTAATATGCTTAAAAGGAAGGACAAAAATGGCAAGCGGACTTGACGGCATTGCTATCGGGGATAAATTGACTGCGATTTTCAAAGGCGACCCTGGGACTGGAAAGACCATCGCAGCCGCTTCCTTCTCGGAGGGGACTGAAGACATTTACTTCTTTGATTTAGACCAGCGAATTCGTCCTCTGGTCTTACACTTCAATCACCCCGAACTGAGGAAGTATCGGGACCACATCAAGTTTGACACCTATACGGGTGAGACCTGTTGGGGCGAGCTGTGCAACAAACTCGATGGACTCATTTCGTACAATCCTTACGCTGGATTGTGCATGGACTCGCTCACTGCGTTGTCACGTATGCTCATCTCACTCATGCTTATTGCTCGCGGCGAAGCCGGGAAGCAAAAGCTGAAGAGAGGCGGCGTCGCGCTCACGCAAATCGAAGACTACTCCGGCGAAGCCAACGGTATCAATCAGGTGGTCGACGCTTTGAGGGTCATCTCAGGAAACGGGACCAAGTGTCACGTCATCATGACGGCCCACGTTCTAGAGGTGACGAACAAGAGCCGAGAGGGTAACATTTCCTACTCGCGCACGCTGGTCAACTCAGGTGCGAAGAAAACTGTCGCGGAGATTCCTGCCTACTTCGATGAGGCCTACCACTTCGATACCGCAGTCGGCCCCACTGGTCGTCCGCAGTATCGAATCATCACACGCAACGTCGGGACGGATTGGGCGAAGACAGCTCTTCCGATTGCAGACGAGATTGACTTTACTGCTTATCCGAAGGATGATACGGGCGCTGTGAATCCTCACTTCGCTCGTAGGCATGGACTACTCCTGCCCATCATTCGAGAGCAGATTGCGGGCTATCATCTGGGCTTAGAGGAACCGAGTCCAGAGAATTTCGGCTAACCAAAGGAGAGTGACCTGACTAACTAACCTGACTGATTAACCTGAAAGCCTGACTTACAGGAGAGTGTTATGGCACAAGGCCAGAAGATGCGAATCACCGCAGATGATCTCAAGCGTGGGATCATCTGTGATCCGAACTGGTATCCGGTAGTCGTCAAGTCTGTCGAGGTCAAGCCCTCGAAGGGTGACGGCTCGACGAACTGGAACTACAAGCTCGAAATCCTCGCCGGCAAGAACAAGGACGGCAAGGAGCTTGCGGGTGTCATCGTCTACCGGTTGTTCAACGAGAAGGCGATGGGATTCGCAGTCCCCTTCGTCGAGGCGTGCGGACAGAAGGTCGAGAAGGAAGGCGCGGAGATCGATCCGAACTTCCCCATCGGCAAGAAACTCATGGTCTACGTGAAGAATCGTGAGTACGAGGGACGGATGCAGAACGAGGTTGCGGATTTTCGTCCCATCGGATAGTTTCACACTGGTCGTGGGGACTTACCATCCCCACGACCATCGTTTCATCAGCTTTCTCAAGAGACACTTTTTTGGAGGGTTCACCGATGACCGATACGCCGAAGAACATGGAAGAGGAGCAGAAGGAACTGGAGAAAGAAGTTCCTGAACTCCAGGAAGAGGAGTCGG